GATAAAGTTGAGCCAACTGAAGATCCAGTTGATGATAAGATTGATGAAGTACAAGAGGTACAGAAGTATAAGTTTAAAGCTAATGGTAAAGAATATGAAATGTCGGATGAAGAGATGAAATCTCAGTTTCCAAAGATATTCGGACAAGCAATGGATTACACTAAGAAAACTCAAGCGATGAAGCCTTGGCGACAAACGATTGATGCGATTGAAAGTGCTAAGCTAAGCCATGAAGATGTAAGCTTAATGATAGATGTGCTTCGAGGTGATAAACAAGCTATTGCAGAAGTAATCAAACGAACAGGCACAGATGCTCTCGATATTGATACAGAGAATAGTAAATATACACCTAAGAGTTATGGTCGGGATGAGACTGCCTTAGCTATTAAAGATGTAATTGATGAAATTAGTGGTGACAAAGAATATGATATAACTCATAAGATTCTATCGAAAGAATGGGATGACAAGAGTTTTGCAGAGTTCACTAAGGATCCAGATCTAATTAGACAATTACATGCAGATGTTAAGTCAGGTATGTATAATCAAGTACAACCGATTGCAGAAAAATTAAAAGTATTTGATAGAGGAAGAAAGACTGACTTAGATTATTACTTACAAGCAGCTGGTGAGATGTTTGCAGAACAAAATGCTGAAAAACAAAGACAAGCAGCTATTGAGAGCCAAAGAGTTCAAGTAGAAGCTAAAGCAGCTAGACAGGCTGAAATTGAAAGAGTTAAGGCAACACAACAAGCAAGAGAAAAAACTACAGAAAAAGTAGAGCAGAGAAGAGCTGCAGCTCCGGTTAAGGCTGTGTCAGGTACGAAAAAAGTGATGGATTATTTGGATGATTCAGATGAAGCGTTCGAAGAGTGGTACAAAAAAATGGATTCTAGTAGATAACACTAGGGTCCAAAACTAAATAAATAAAAGAGAGAAATAAGAAATATGGCAACAAATGTTTACGGAAATGGATTAAATAGTACAGCTGGTGCAAATACTATTGTACATTATTATGATAGAGCAGGTATTAAAGCTGCAAATAGAGTTAATGTTTATGGACAGTTCGTGTCTAGAAAAGATATGCCTCCTAAAATGGGTAAAACGTTTAAGATCTCTAAGTTCTTACACATGTATGACAGAAGTCCAAATGATGCTGAATTTGGAGCAAAAGGTTATTTAACTGCAAGAACTGCAGATGAAGTTTCATTAGCATTAACTAATGCATCATTATCAGAAGGTGCCGGAGCGGTTAATAAAAGATCGTTACAAAAAATTACTGTTGAAACATCATTAGCTAGATATGGTGAAATGATTGACTATACAGACGAAGTTGATTTATTCTCAGAAGATTATATTCAAGTAAAATATAGAGAAGAATTAGGTGAATTAGCTAACTCAAGACAAGAAGACTTACTACAATTAGATATGTTAGGTACATCAACTAGATTATATGCTGGTGCTGCTACTTCAATTGGTACTGTTGGTGCTGAAGCTGTTGCTGATGGTTCTACAGATGCTACATCTAAAGTGTCTTACGACTTAATTAGAAAAGCTGTTAAGAAATTAACAAGAAATAGAGCTAAGAAAAATACATCATTAGTAACTGGATCAACTAAAATTGATACTAAAACTGTTGCTAGAGCATTCTATGCTGTAATTGATGCAGACGTTAAAACTGACTTAGAAAACTTAGTTAGAGGGTCAAGTTATGAAAAAGAATTCGCATGGATTCCAGTTCAAAAATATGGTGATGCTGCTACTATCGCTGATGGTGAAGTTGGAGCAATGTATGAAGTAAGATTCATTGAGGCAGAAGCTGCTGTTGTATATGCTGGAAAAGGTGCAAACGTACCTGCTAGTTATACAGGAACATTAGCTAACACTGGTGGTAAATTTGACGTTCACGCTATTTTATTTCCAACTGAAGGTGCATTTGCAACTGTTGGATTAAAAGGTCAAGGTAAAATTAACTTTAAATCTAAATCTCCAGAAGAAGTAGAATTAGTTAATCCTTATGGAACAACTGGATTCTTCAGTTACAATTTCTTCTATGCAGGTATCATTCTTGAGCCTGAGAAGTTATTAGCAGTATACTGTGGAGCTTCTAAATAATGACTGAGCCTTCGGGCTCGTTATTGTTAGATAAAATATAATAAAAATAAAAACTAAACAACCATTAAAGGAATTAGATATGGCAACAATTGAAGAATTAAAACAAGAGGCTACTGAATTAGGTATTGTCTTTAATCAGAATATAGGTGTAGATAAGCTACAAGTAAAGATTGATGAGTGGTATAAGTCACAAGAGACTTCTAGCAAAGAAATCGAGGCTGCTGTTGAGAGACAACAAGCTATGGATCAATCAGAAGAGAAATTTGCTGTGACAGATAAGAAAAAAGAAAGTCCAGCTGCAACGGATTTAAGAGCATTTGCTACTAAGGCTGAAGCTGCTGCTAGAAAAACTAGGATAATTACTATTACAGATAATGATCAAAGAGAAAATAATCAAACTACAGTTGCTGTTGTTAATTGTTCAAACTTGTACTTTGACTTAGGGACTGCGTACCTTCCACTGAATGTACCAGTTGAGGTAAGACAAGGACATATTAATGTGTTATTAGAGACGGAGATTCCGTTACACGTTAAAGATCCAAAAACTGGGTTAAGTACATTAGCTATGCGTAAGAGATACGCTGTTAGTTACGAAGACAGAGAGTAGATATATAGAACCCACTTAGCGAAATACTGTTAGGTGGGTTTTTTTATGTCTATATAAAATATAAAGGAAGAGATATGATAACAACAAGTGCGACAATAAATATACAAAAGATATTGAGGGCTGGGACAGTTACTAATTATACTACAGACAAGGTATCGGTGTTCATAACTAATAATGGTACACAGAAGAGATATAATGCAACTAGCGTAGCTCAGTCTACTGTAGATACTGCAGGGGTGATACTGTTTCTCGGAATACCCTTAGATGCGTATGGAAGTTATTCTCTGTATATAACTGCAGAGAGTGGTAGTGATTTGGATACAAATGGGGTTAGTATGGTTAAGTTAGGTTCAGGATATATTAAAAGAATACCTGTAGAAAATACGTTAGTAGTATAAGGATAATAAATGGCGATAGAAATAGATTTAAATGACTTTAGTAATGGTGTAGCTATTGACAACGAGTGGGTAGGTACTGGAGTATTCGATGAGATAATGCATGCGATAAATGGGAATATCAAGATACAGTTTGACGAAGGTAGGATTAAGGGTAGTGACTACGCGAATGTGTACCTGAATGGTATGCAAGCAGCTATTAGCGAATCGATGAAGTTTGTACTGAGTAAGAAGAGTGTCGAGAAGCAGCTAGAGTTGCAGGATATTCAGATTGCTATTAATGAGGTACAGTTAGCTGAGAATAGTGAGAAGTGGGCATTACAAAAACAAGTGCTTGATAATCAATTGGCAATGAGTAATATAGATGTATCGTTTAAGGCTCAGAATGCTCAAAAAGATTTAGATATTAAATCTAAACAGATTGAGAGTGCTACGGCTGATATTGCGTTTAATACTAGTAAGAGATTAATAATGGAAAATACTAGAAAAGATAACATCAGAAGTAAAGCTGCTGAACAGTTTGCTGAGTTTATGAAGTACTTGAGTGCTGCAAATGTAGTTCCAGGTGGGAATGACTTTATCAACATGAGAGCATTGATTAATGCAATGAATAATGGTATAGCAAATCCAGATACTGTAGCAACAATCACAACTAGTGGTGCTGACTACGTTAAACCATAAGGAGTAACAGATGGCAATGCCAGGTAGTGGAAGTGCTCACGTAATTGAGATAAGTAATAGGGCTGCAGTGCAGTCGTTGGTGATGTCGGATGTTACTGGTATAGTAGCGGCGTTAGAGAATCATATGAGTGGTCTAAATCCAAATGCTCACATAGTGGCTAACATAGGTGGATTACAGGCGTTTCTGGATGGAAAAAGTCCTGTTGGACATACGCATACGATTGCTAATGTGACAAGCTTGCAGAGTACGCTGGATGGGAAAGAACCGGTGTTTAGTAAGAATACAGGGTTCAATAAGAACTTCGGAAATACTGCTGGTACAGTGTGTCAAGGGAATGATAGTAGGCTGAGTGATGCAAGAACACCTGTGGCTCATAGTCATGCGATAACTGATGTAACAGGATTACAAACAGCGTTAGATGGTAAACAAGCTACGATAACAGGAGCTACTGGCAGTTTCACGTATGTGAAGACAGTAAACTTTGTAGGACAGACAGTTACTACAGGTACGATTAATGTTAGTAATGGTATAATAACATCAATAAGTTAACATAAAGGATTACTATGAACAGACAAGAGATACTTGAATTCATAAATAAAGTAATAGAAGAAGAACATGGAACTAAGGTTGCTGAAGATCAATTGCTGATAGATTGTGGAATAGATAGCTTCGGTTACGCGATACTGTGGACTAGCGTTGAGGCGGAATATGAGTGTAATCTGAGCAAGGAAGTAATGTCAACAGTTGATTATAGCACACTGACAGTTAGAGATATGATAGATATGGTAGTTGGTTCAAGATGTTCATAAAATCGTACGAGTATGAGCACGGTGTAGAGTGTATAGACGGTAGAGTTAAGATTGATAGGATAGCAAAGAATAGCTACACAACACAAGCTGTTGGTGATAAAATTAAGCAGTATCTGAAAAGTATAACAACTACAGGTAAGACTGCACTACTGTATGCTGCAGGACCTGCAATACACCATAGTGATGGTAGAAATGTTCCAGGTGTTACTACTAATGGAGCTGTGGTGGTTAAATCACAACTGGGGTATAACGCGTATAACGTCGCTAGAATGTTAGATGTGGAGATTGACTTCATGAGTATTAATGCTAACACGTGTGCTAGTAGCATGTACAGCTTGTATGAAGCTAAGCAGTTACTAGGTGATGGGTATACTGATGTGATAGTGTTTGCTATCGATGTAGTAGATGCTACACAAGAATTGCTGTTCAAGCAATTGGGTATAGATCTAGTATGTGGTGATGGAATAGTTGCTATGCACTTAACATCAGAACCAACTACAATTGAAATAGAGGATGTAGTCTGGAAGTGGAATAAAGATAATAGTCCGATGTCAGTTAGCAAAGAAGGATATCTGAAAGTACTAAACGAACTAGACGTGCGTGATGTAGGTGTGGTTAAAAGTCATGGAAGTGGTACGGCTAGGAATACAGAAGTAGAATTAGCTGCGATTGGTGAAGTAGTTGGTGACGTTAGAGTAGTAGAGTATAAGAGTCAGATAGGGCATACACAAGGTGTGTCAGCTGCGATAGAGTTGTGTAAACTACTAGAAGATACTGAATGGAATAAAGCAGTGTGCTTAGCTAGTGGCTTGGGTGGATTCTACGGAGGGTGTACAGTAAGGAGATTAGATGGAGATAGTAAAGATTGAGTATGGAGATGTTGTACAAATAGGTAAAATGCTTAAGCACAGTAAGGCGTTAGCTACAGATACTGTAGTTAAGGATGTGTTAGGCCATATAAAAGATGGGGTTGCACTGAAGTTTGTGGATGAAGGAAAAATACTAGGTGTGTGGTGCAGTAAAGAGTTTGAAACCCACACAAGTCTGAGTTTCTTCTACACAGACGAGAGTATAAGGCGTAAGCCACAGTTGATGGTGTTCTTTAGAAATTGTATGGAACAAATAGATTTAAGTAAGCCATTACTGTTAGTAGCTAAAGACGTCATAGGATTTGAGAAATATGTGGTAAAAGTAGGTGAAAATATTTATCAGTTCATAGGCCTTCGAAATGGGTAAAGTATTAGATGCTGTAGTTGATGTTACTTTTGACCTAGTAGTTAATATCCCAGGAAAGATATTAGAAGAAGCAGGAAAGATATTAGATAATCAACTAGGGTTAGATTCTATAGGTAAAGAAGTAGGTAGATGGGGAGAGGATATACAACAAGTTGGTAATGTGCTTAAGGGCGATTACCATGAAAGGCTTGGAGAGATTCAAGACTTAAAGGCGTCTATAGATGAGAAGACTGCTGCGTATAATTCAGATGTTGATAAGTTAGCAGATAAGATCAGTAGTTTGATAGCATTCCACGAGATATTTAAGATGTCATCAGCTAATAGACTAGATGAGTATGCTAAGACGTACGGACCTCAATTGGATGCTGCTATAGCCCAATATCAAGGATTGGTGGCAGCCTTACAGAAAGACTTCGACTTCGTTATAGGATTGACAGAAGGTCCGTTCATACAAAGATATATCGGAAGTGTAATAATGATCGTTGGTGGTATTATGAATGACATGAAACAAGTTATGAGTGGTAAGGCTGATGGTACTACATGGAAGAGACTTGTGGTTGATGCATTAATGGTAATTGCTGTTGTTGTGTCAATTCTGACCTTTGGATTAACAGCTCCAGTGATATTTATGTTGATAGGTACATTTATGGCATTAGATGGTATGTACGCTAATGGAGCTGCTACAGGTGCTATAATGAGTATGTTGGATTTTGCGTTTAATGACGTGTTAAAACTGGATCAGTTGATCGGTAAAGATTTTGATAAGTTTGATAAAGATAACGAAGATTACTCACAGATGGTGATGTACACAAAGTTGGCGATAATGATGGCTGGACTGTACGCAGCTTGGAGTTCTAGTATACCAGCACCGACTCAACAAATGAGTATGAATCCGCAGGCTGGACAGCTTGGGATTGGTGGAATTGAAGGAAATTTACCTGGGATTGATCTGAGTAGAGGTACTGCAGCTACTCCTAAGAGTTATGCTGGTGGATTAGTGACTAGTAGTGGAACTTACGAAACTAGTAGTTTGCTAGGTGTGAACTTAACGACGTATAGTGATATATACAAAGCGTTTACAACCGCTCAAGGTATAGGAGATACAGTTGCTGCTAATAAGCAGTATCAAGACTTAAAAGATAAACTGTACGAAGATAGCACTAGATTGTCGGACGCAGTAGATAGTAAGATTAGAAAGAACTTCATGAAGAGTTACAAGGATATGGCTTACTTCTTACAAGATCAACAAGAGTTTATAGATAGGTATCTGTGGGGTATGACTGCACAAAACATGTACGTTGATCCGTATGGTACTACTCCAGTAGCTAACATCAGGTTTACTCCTGATAAAGATACTAGGATTATGAGTTTTGGGTATGAAGAGATGTTTGATACAAGTAAGATGGCGGGTAGCAGAGGCTACTTCAATAGCATAATATATGGATAGGAGATAGAATGGCAACAATTAAGAATACTCAGGGAGTACTAGTTGATAGTGTTACTGGAATGCCAGTACAAACAGGTGGTGGATTAGGAAATTTCGGGACATATACGTCTCCGGATGGAGAAGTTACAGGCGTAGCTGAAGGTGCATATAATCAAATGAAGTCAGCTGGAACTCCAGGATTAGCTGAAAATGGGTGGACAAGTAAAGTTGGTGACTGGTTTACTCCACAAGGTGATAAAGGTACAAGTGTTGGTGGTAATATGATGAATGCGTTAGGTACTGGAGTTGGTGCTGTAACAGGATTAGCTGGAATGTACTACACTAAGAAGAACTTCGATTTACAAAAAGATAATCAACAGTATCTAAGAAACAGAGAGGCACAAAGTGACTCAAGAAAATCAGCATTTGCATCTAATGCAGGTAATGGTGCACAATACTAAAAAGGAGAATTAGATGACAGAGTACTATAACGATAGATCACTACTTCAAGCAGCAAATACCCCTCAGTTCGATGTAGGAGCACTTGCTAAGGCTGGGGCGTTGACTCAGCAAGCGTTAGGAAGTGTTAGGGATAGAGAGTTAGAGGATACGAAAGTTGCTAGAGAAGCTAAGAGATTCGCTAGAGAGCAAGAATTGAATCAAAGACAAGATACAGAGTATAACAGAGAGTTAGGATTAAGAACTAGCAGACAAGACATGGCTAATGAGTTCTTGGCTAATCCAAATGCTGCGAAGTTTGGTAGTGGTAAAGAAACTGCTGAATTAGATAAGAATGTATTAGATTATGTAAATGGGGGTGGAGAAATTAATCCAGAGCAGGCAGCACAACTGCAAGCTAGGTATGAGAAAGCTAGACCATTTAGAGAAGATGCGATTAATGCAATTACAGCTAGTCAGATAGCTGCAGGGGAAGATCCAACTAAAGCAGCTCAGACTGCAACAGCATTAGGGTCGAACCTACTAAGCAGAGCTGATATGCAAACTAGAGCTGATGCGATGACTGCTGCACAACAAAAGGTGTATGATGAGCAGATGAAAGCTCAGATCGAAGCTGCTAAACTTAATACTGATATAGGTAAAACTACAGCAGAATTGAAATCTAAAGGTGATATTGCTAAGTATCAAGCATTGATGGGTAGAAATGGTTCTGTAGGTTCAAGTGGTAGTAATGGGGGTGGAAGTGGAGTTAGTACTCCGTACACGCCAGGTGGTAATAGCTTGCAAGTACAACAAAACCTAGCAGGATTAGGGATTGGATGGCATGATACATCAAAGATGATGGACACGTATAACGCTGGACTGAAAGCAGGATACACTCCTAATCAGATGTACCAAGCTATTACGAATTCTGTTGATATAGAAGCTGGTGGATTACTGCCGAGTGACCAACATGTGGTTGATGATAGAGTTAAGTCGTACTTAGCTAATCAGAAACCAGGAGATTTAACTGTTGGTGGTGCTACGATTAGTAATCCGAACATACAGGCATCGTTCACAGGAGCAGACTTCACACCGAAGTTTGCACAGAGACAGATGGTGGATTATGATCCTAAGAAGTTTGCTGAGGATAGTTTGAAAGAGATGCCTTGGTTGAATAGAAATAAGGTGTTAGATGGGACTACTAAAGACTCTGGAGGTGTGGATATAAAAAACCTAGTTACTGAGAAATATGGTAGTTCAGGATTTAATAAAAGCACTTATGACAAGAATTTAAGTGAAGTTGAGAGTGGTGGAAATTACAATGCGTACAATTCATCATCTGGTGCTTTCGGTAAATACCAATTTGTCCCTAGTACAATTAAAAGCTTGATAAAAGAAGATGGCGATAAACACACAATTGATGAAATAAGAAAAAGTCCAGAGCTACAAGATTACTATTATAATAAACTAACTAAAGAGAATATTAGTACATTAAAAGATAGTGGTGTTCCAGTTAATAACTTCACAGTGTATATGGCTCATAACCTAGGTCCATCACAAACAGCTAACTTTTTCTCAAATGATCCATTGACAGATGCAACAAAGAAAGCAATTCAAGCTCAAGGAGTTGAACCTACTAGAGAAGCATACACAAATAGATTTATGCATAAATTTGAGAATACAGCTACTCCAGAGGAGAAAAGACCTACAGTACAGAAAGAAGACATAGCTAGAATGACAGCAGAAGAGAGAAAATCCTATGCTGATAGGATGTTTCCAGAACTTGCAACACAATCAGATTCAGTAAAGCAGTTGTTCAACAAAGTAAATACAGATGATATCAATAAAAATGCTGATAGATCTAATGATAATATAGGACAAACTCCAGAGAGTAGGTATCAAGCATTACAAGCTACTAATGGAAACTACATAACTAAGCAAAGACTGAAAACAGATTTGCTTAACAAGGGTGTTGATCCGGACGTAGTGGATGAACTTCTAACGAGAACAACAGGATTAGTTAACGTTCCAACTAAAGAGACAAGTGATAAACTAATAGCACATAGAAATTACCTACAAGCTGATAGAACAGGTAGACCATTTGGAGGCAAAACTGCTGAAGAATGGTATAAACTATCAAGATAAAAAACTAAATAAACAAAACTTAAGTGTAAGTTAGCTATAATGTGCTAATTTACAATTAAGGACTACAAAAATGCCTACAATAGAAAGTATGAACACTGGGAATATTTATGACCCAATGCAAGTAACTACAACAGGGT